CTGAGCGACTACAGCTGCGTCACCCTCACCGGCTGCGATCTCGGCGATTGTGATAGCACGTGCGCTGGATGGAGTAACGTCAGAAACGAGACGCAAAACGTTCTCTTGCAAAGGCAATACTGCGTTGTCGTCGCTTGCTGCGTTCAGATACAGGATGGAGCCTGTAGTGATGGTTCCTGCAGCCTTCATGTCTAACTTCAGACGCAGGTCCTTGCCGTTCTCGTTGATAGCACGCTTGAGGTCGATTTTCTCCACGCCCTCAACGATGCTGATATAGCTCTTCAGTTGTTCTCTCAACTGAGCCTCGATTGATTTTCTCATTTCCTTGTCGTTTTTGGTTTCAAACTTGGCCTTGAGGTCAGCGATCGTGTCCTCGAGTCCCTTGATACTCTCTTTTACGGAGGTGTCGTCGTATTTTGCCTCCTTCACGTTGTCGGCGATAACCTCGTCCATCGCCTCGAACTTCTTCACATCCTCCTGGGATGCGTCCTTCAAAAAGTCAACTAATTTTTTAGCCATAGTAAACTCAAATTTTAAAACAGTCAAAGATGGATTTCGGTGTATCGGCTTGCTTATCCTCAACAAGTGACTCCTTCGCCGGCTTGCTGCTTGCAAGTGATATTGCCTTCGCCATTATGCTTTGTAGCTTCTGTTGTCTCTCAATGGGCATGCCCTTCATGAAGGCTGCCAGCTCCGCGTTCAGATCGTCAACGGGGTCGTGACCCTCACCCTTGAGTCCCAGGTACTCTGTCTCAGGGTTGGCGGCTATGCTGACCACGCTGATCTCGTAGAGCTTCACCTCGCCAACGATGTACGCGTCGCGGATGTCGTCGTATCTGACTGCATCCCAAACGTAGCTGAAGCCGATGGAGAATTGGTTGAGCGTGCCCGACTCCAGCTGCTTGATGCAGCGATCGCCCAGCTCTATCTCGTCAATAACGGCTTCAAAATACAACCCTTTCTCGTCCTCACGGAGCACCGTGATGCGTCCGAGAGGCTCATCTGTGTCGTGCTGCCACAAGAACAAGATCTTCCCGTTGGCGTCGCTCTCAGGTCCGCGCTCCGCGATGCTCTTTGCAAAGCACCCGGGTACGAGCACGTCGCCGTCGCGGTCCACGTTGTTGAAGATAGCGCCGTATCCGCTGATCGTGCGGCTCTCGCCGTCGTAGGCGTAGTCCTTCGCGCTTACCTGCAAATGCTGGATGCCCAGCTTCTTGATATCTCTAATCATTGCTTTGTATGTTTAGGGGAGAGGCAGGGTCGATGTCGATGTAATCGGCAAGCCCTTGCCTTGCCTCCTCGATGGTTATCAATCCGTCACTGACAAGTTTCCCGTAGGCGTTGGCTGCCTGGCTGACCGTCTCGGCCATAGCCCTGCGGTCCTTCTGCAGACACTCGACCTCCGAAAAGTCCATTGATATGTACTCGCCCTGGCGACAGATGCTGCGCGTCAGTGCCTCGCAGATCTTCTTGCTGTCTGGTATCACAATGTCCTGATAGGTGCCCTTCTTGGCACTCTCCTGGTTGTCGTACTTGGCGTCGTCGAACAGGTTGTAGTTCACGCCCAGCGCGTTGCATATCGCCTTCGTCGCGCGGTCGTCGGTATCAGCCAGCTTGAGCTGGTCGCTGTTGTAGTCCAGCGGCAGCCACCCCAGGCGATAGCGGGTAACCAGTATCGGGTAGTCCTGCCCTACCAGTCCGTAGTTCTGCTGGAACCTATCCATCACCTCGCGCTCCTCATTGCGGGAGAGCTGGCTGTTGCCCATCTCATCGGTATAGTCACTGTACAGGATGCCCTTCGGTCCTCCGTTCACCAGCAGCGTGTGCGTGGCAGCCATTGCCGCAGTCCAGTTCGATACAGCCGAGCTCAGCGAGTCGGACGGCGTGATGAAGTCGATGAGGTGCTTTTTGTCATCCTGGATGATGAACTGCGAGTTGTAAACGAGGCAGTACTCGTATGGCTGCAGTGTGTACACATCCTCCTCACGTGCACCTGTGCGGATCGTGGCTTTCTCAATCACGTCCTTCGCCTCATACTGGGCGTACAGCTTTCCTGTGCCGTACAGCCTGAAACGCTCTGCCGGCACTACCCACATAGCCTTCGGCGTGCTCGTTGCCGTCGCCCTTACAAGGGCTATCGGGCAGTATCCGAACGCCGACAGCTGCAGCTCGACCTGCTTGATGAAGCCAGTCCAGGTCTGCAATGGGTTTGGCCGTGACAGCAGTGCACGCAGTTCGTTGGACGATGCACGCTCGTTGCCGTCGGCATCCGTCACCAGCACGTTTCCCCTGGACGCCATTGCGCCAAGCCGGTCGCAGACCATGTAGAACGGTGCGCACAGCATGAGTGCCCGCGCCTTCTCGGAGTCCAGCCTCATGTCGAACGTGACACGCTCTCGGTTACCCACGCGCTTGGACAGATACCAGTGGCCGTCAACCTCGCGGGTGTACGAGTGTACCACGTTGATGGGGTTGAGCGATTTGCGGCTGATTCCAAGCCCATGCTTTAGTTTGTCGATTATCTCCATAACAAAAAAAGTGGCAGGTTCGCTGCCACTTCCCAATCCTAAAATAAATCCGTATGAGTATTCTTGGGTGCCGTGCATCTTCACACGGCTGCAGCTGACTGCATTACAAAGTTAAGCATTTATCTTTAATCTCGCAACACGCTCGGCCACCCTGCATAGCAGGTACATGGCCTCGTATGTCGTCGAACGGTCGTATGTTATCAGGTTGTCGTACAGCTCGCCCATTCCCGCACGGAACCTGAACTCCTTCACCGCCTCGCTCCACTGGTCGATGAATCCCTGCTTGTTCTGCGTGTCCTTCCTCAGATGCGCGTCAGTTGCATCCCTGAGAGCGTAAGCCTTCGCCATCGTTGAGGCGTCTGCCTCGACATGGATTTCTCCCTGGAGTGTCTGCCCGTCATACGCTCCACCGTCTGTGATGTATGTCGCACCGTCCTTGATGATGGCCGTGCAATACCACGCACGCCCGTTGAGGTTTAGGTGCACCTGGGTGATGATGTCGCCCTGCACGTCACCGTCGAATGACTGGTAACGGCTCTCCCCCCTGCGCTCGACGGTCATCGTCAGGCAGTCGGCAGCATCGTCATGCGCGTTGCGCCCGCTCCGCATGTATCCTGACAGCTGGTTGTAGAATTGCGGCCAGCGCTGTCGCCATCCCCTTGGGAAGTATGTCATGTTCTGAACGGCTGCCGAGCCTGTGAGTATGCGCGTCTCCTTGTTCGCCGTCTGGGCAAAGTCGCTCACCCTGCATGTCGTGTTGCCTAAGATGCGGAGCTTTGACTCCACGTTCCTGGCAAAGCCGCGACCTCCGTTGTTGCCCTCGATGTCCGCCTGCGCCGTTTGGTTGGCATGCAGCATCCTCGCCACCTCGCTCTCGGTCTCCTCCATCGGTGACTGCGTGAACGTGACGTCGGTGATGAAGTTGCCCAGCTCTGTCTCAACATAGCAGATGGAGCAGAGCCAGTCACTTCCTTTGTCCGCCGTATCAGTACAATTCCGCCGTATGGCTGTGTTGGTGACTGGTAGGGTGTCGTATTCCTTCCACCGGTCATCCACATACAGCAAGCCCTCCATCGGCATTGGGTTCTGCATGTACTGGGTCTCAAAGACGAAGCGGTTTATCTCTCGGAGCTTGTACAGTTCCGGAAGTGTGTGCTTGAACTCCCACAGGGCGTGCTCGCCGTTCTCGTCCGTGATGATCGCCGGAAGTGACAGCACCCGCCACTCCCCTGGCTCCTTCTCCAGTAAGTAGCCAGTCAGGTCGTGCTTGTGCGTGCGCTGCATGATGATCACTATCGGCGTGTTGCGTGAGTTCACGCGGTTGCGGATGGTGGTCTCAAAGCGATCGTTTATCTTCTCCCTGCGGGCGTCTGAGAGCGCGTCCTCGGGTTTTATCGGGTCGTCGATTATTATCGCACCGGCAAAGCGCTGCGTGGCTATCTGCCCTATCTCTTCATCCAGTTCGTCCGTTGCGCCAGCACCGAAGCCTGTGATCTGGCCTCCCGTGCTTGTCGCGTACACTCCCCCGCCGTCGGTGGTCATCCACTTCTTCTTCGACTTCGACGACTGCGAGATCGTGACGTAAGGAAACAGCGTCCTGTACGAGTCACCCATGACAAGTGAGCGGATAGCCTCGCTGTTGTCGTGAGCAAGGTCATCGGAGTATGACAAATGAATGAACCTGGATGATGGGTTGAGTGCAAGCCCGTAGGAGATGAACGACTTGACGGCTAACTCAGTTTTTCCGTATCGCGGACTGATGTTTATGATGAGCTTCCGGCACTTGCCGCGCACCACGTCGTTCAGGGCGTCACAAATCATTGTGTGATGCCTTGACACGATGAACTGGCGCTTGTAGTTCGCCTCGAAGAGCACCATCGTGTAATAAAGCAGATCGTGAAGGCACTTAATCCTTGTCACTTCTAAGTTCATCGTACAGCTTGTCGATGTTCTCAATCGTTATGCGTAACGGAGCTCCGTCCTCGCCCGTGAACTCATTGCGAGTCGGTGCCTCGCCCGACCAGTCGATCACGAGCTTAGCTGACTTCGCGTCGCCTGCAATACCTTTCTGCAGATGTTTCTTTGCCAGCGCATAGCGTGCGGTTATCTCGTCACCGTTCTTTAGCGTTATCGTTTCGTCAAGGCAGTCCTGCATGACCTCGCGCATCAGCTTTCGCCTTCTCCTTGCCTCGCCGCTCGCGCTTCCGCCTTTGCTGGCGATTTCTCTTTGTTCACTCTTTGCTCTCTTGTTGAGTGGTATTAAGTTCTCGTCGTTCATTATCCACCTCCTTTCGTTGTATCTGCGCCTCACATTCAACGTGCCTTTCATCCCTTCTCACGTTTTCCCCCTTATACATTCCTGCGCCGATTTCGTCAATCTTGCTGAACGGTATCTCCGGCACGGTCAGCCTATCCCTGTATTTTTTGTCAATGAAATAAATATACCTAAGCTGATACCCCTTCAACCTCGTTCCGCCTGTCATTTTTAAGTATTTTTGAATTGAACATCCTCCACCTGAGATTTCACTTAAAGACAACCCACCTAATTCCTTACGCTTCGCAAGAGGTTGGCTTGTTAATGAAAGCTGATGAATCTTTTCACCATTTGGAAGCCCAATAATTGCAGAGTTCTCTTTTATTCCAGTTAAAACAAAATTGCTCGCTCTGTAAATCGTCCCATCGCCGCATTGCGTCCCGTCAGCAAATGAAATCACCCACTTTATTTGTGGCGCTTGCTTTTTAATCATTCTTAGAGTTTTGCCAATGCAGTAACTTTCTGAATTACGAGGCAAATAATCATCAAAAGCCATTCTGTTTAATTCAATGAATTCGTTCCATTTCGTACCTGAAACAAGCGTTATTATTTTCCTTTTATCGGTGCTTGGTCCATAAGACAAAACACCGTGAAGTTTCCCGTCAAGAAATGCACCAAAATGAAGAATAGAATTTTGGACAATCTTCCCCGAATAGTGGTGACTCATAACGAAAGGATTCGCAACACTCGACGGAATTACTTTTATTTGTATCTCCTTACACCTTCCCATTTGATAATTCAGATAACTTTAGTGCTTTGTTGTATGCTTTTTCTATCTTTTTACATTCAAAATAATCACGAGGCAAATCCATTATTTGCCTCATTGCTAAATATGCTTGTCTTGTCGGGAACATCCATTGGCTTTCTCCAAAATAATGCCCACTCATTTGCGTACCAAGAAGCAAATCAACATCTGAACTCTTTTTCCCTGATTTTTTTAAAGAATCACGCAAATACTGTCTCAATTCCTCGACGCCTTTTTTCAATTCCTCGACGCTTTTTTCTGACTTCTGATTGTCGAGCCATTCCTTGACAATGAGATAAAGCGCTGCGCCATTTTGATTTTTATTATCTGTGGATGATTCATCAAAATCATCACAATATATTGCGATACCAGTGGCTTTGTTTATGATGTCGCGTTGTTCATCCGTAACTATAAAAGTCATCTGCCCATACTGGCTTTTATCCCCATCTGGTAAAGAAAACTCATCCCCGTATAATTTCGATTCATCAATTTCAACTCCCCAATCACTTACTTCGACATCGAAATCTTCCTCAATCATTTGCAAGTTCTCCATGTCCCACTCCAGGTCCGCCGCGCTCGTAGCGTTGTCAGCCAGCGCCATCTCCCTGCCTTCCTTCGTATCGAGATCCACGTCCGTCCGCTTTACAACCACCAGCTCGTCACCGGTCGTCTCTATGATGCGGATGTCATCGGCGCCGATGTTGGCTGCCGTCTCCACGATGCCGTTGCCGGCGATGATGCGGTTGTTCTTATCCACGAGGATCGACCGCCCGAACTTATGTCCGCGCACGCTCTTCTCCAGCAGGCTCATTCCATACTGCGTGTGCTTGTTCAAATTCTTATCGTCGGGAATGAGCTCCGACAACTTTCCTTTTATTTCTGCCATTATATGAGTTTTTGTTGAAATCCGTAAAACGCTATCAGGATAGAGTCGGCGTTCTTCAGCGTCACCTTCACACCTGGGAAGTACTGCTGAGCCGCACCCTTCATCCTGTTCTTATGCTCCGTCTTGCCCTCGCCTTTCTTCGAGAGCAGCCCGAGCGCCTTCTGCCACCTCTGCGGCGTGACGTCGAAGAACGGAATGCCTGCAGCCGTCAGAGCCATCTGCAGCTGTCCGTAACCCACGCCGAACTTGAACGTTGATGCCACGCCCTGCCCAGGCATGGCACCGACCCTCTCAAGCCACGCCACGCAGTCGCCATTGTACCTGCTGATAAGCTGCCAAAGGTCCTGCAGCGTCGCTGGCATTGGCACGCTCTCGAGCACGTCGAAGGTGTCCGAGAGCACCGTGATGCCTCCAGCCAGCCCAGGGTCAATTCCCATGTACCTCATCCTTGCTTCCGTTGTGATAAGCATACAGAGCCACCCAGCCGATTCCGCCGCAGGCGAAGATCAGCGTGATGAGCACATACCCGAGCAGCCAGCCCTGCGCGTCTGCTGCACCGGCCACGTTCATCATCCAGTAGATGACAGCGCAGATGAACATGAGCAGCGATACGATGCCCACGATGAACATGACCCAGTTAATTGCGATGATTGCCTTCTTCTTCATTTTCTTTTTGTTTTCTTAAGTTCAACTCTATCCTAACCGCGTCAGGAGATTCCTGATTCCGCACATAGCGATACGCATCCTTGAAGCTCATGCCGCAGGACACGAGCCACTCGACATAGCGATGCCGTGCGACGATGACGTCAGCCATCGCCTTCCTCAGTTGCTTATAGTAATCTTCCTCACCCATAGTTTTTCTTCAAAGTTAATAAATTTATCTTAAGTATTCGCTGCATCTGAAGCCATTGCGAGGCCTATAGTCTGCAAAATCCATGCTTTTAAACAACCATGCACGATTCGCCCATCTTGCAATGTCCTTCTCATATTGGGAAGGCTCTCGCCTGTTGTTATAATCCCTGTATGGCTGGACAAACGGCAAGATCCCGAGTCTTTTCAAAGTCCTTAACCTGAACAAATCCTGCTCAACCGTAGAGTTAAATCCGACGAGCACATAGCATGTAATCTTGTATGGCTTGATGAATTTTATAACAGACTCCAGCTTCTCAGTCAAGTCGAGCTGCGGCAAATCCCATGCTATGTGTACATTTCCCTTCAGCCTCATCTTATTGAGCCAGTAAGCCTGCTCTTCGTCCATTATCCGAACATCCACCCCATGCAGCTTAACTGGAAGGTTTTGCCTCATCAGGTCGCCGACGGCGAACCGCCACTCAGGGTTTGCAAAAAAGTTGTTGTCGAGCACCTCTATCCACTCTGCTTTGTCGTTCCACTCCATCGGATCGACTGGATGGATGCCACCCTCCTTGTCATGGACGATACAAAACGGGCAATGCCGTATACATCCTCTCGAATAAAACTGAACGGAGAACTTACATCCATAAAGTGAGTAGTCAAGCCCTCTGTAAATGTCAACATCATCAGGAAGTCTTGACGCGATGTCATAACCCGTACCTCCAGTCACGAAATCATCAGCGTCGAAAGCAAGTCGGTTGAAGTCATCTGTGAACGTAAACACCTTGCTTGCGTATATCCTGTCATATCGCTGCATCATTGGCATCGCCCACTCAACATCATCGCCTTTCGCCTTATGCCATGAGCTTAACTTCATGAGCGCGATGTTTGGGAAATTGTGACTATCAACATCTATCAATCCAATTCTCATATCATTCAAATCAAATTGTGTCCGGAGGGCGAATCGGACGCCCTTGCAACCATTCCGGACGAAACTGCACTATCCTCGCGGACCGTGCAGAGGGGTAATTCAAATACAAAATTAGTCCTGCATAGACACTAATCTTAAATCGTCCGCTCGCTTGCGAACCTGTGGGATGGGGAGGAGTCGAACCTCCCTGCCTTTCAGAATTAACGAAACTTCTACAAAAATAAATCCCTTCATCCCTTTTTCTTGAACTCCGTAGAGGGCGATGCGTGACAGCCCTTTTTAAACATCCCGCTGTTGCCGTGGACCTTGTTCACGCAATGGGCGACCATCCTGCGTTCGTTCCAAACTCCGAGCAGCCATTCGGCGTCCTTTCTCAAGCCAAGCTCCCTGGCCTTGCGGATCATCGTCCTTACGCTCACACCGACGATGTGCGCCATGTCCTCGTTCAGCGTGGTTGGGTACATCGCCTTCAGGTCGTCGACAATCTGCCTGCTCCAGTAGATGCGCTTCGAATAGCCGCGATGCTCATACACCCTGCCGGTCCCTCGGTCAAGGAAGATGCCGTCGGGCTTCTTCCGGTTCTTCGCGTACCAGCTCGTCATAGCTCCTCCAGCTCCTCGATATACTGCCAATAATATTTCACCGGCCTTGTCTCTTCTTGTTCAAGGATAGCCTCGTAGCGTTCATTGCCCGTCGTCTTGTCCGTGTAGCATGTCACCCTGCCGCGCTCATCCTTGTATGCTCTGAGGATGTATCTGCCGACTTCCGGCAGCTCATCCGCGAATCTCTTCCATTTACTCATAAAATTCTCTTTTATTTTTTCAACTCTTTTTCAGCGTTCTCCTGGGTATATTCCACCCATTTCTTGCAATTCTTAATCTTGTTATCGTATGTCTTTATTCTTTTGCTTGCAATACAAACGACAACATCGTTAAATTTATCAACGTAAAAAAGGCAATTTGTACAGTCATTCATTGTCAGAATAGTGCAGTTGTTATTTTCTCATCTTCTTCACTCCAAGTAGCCTTCTGCTCACCTTGCTTTTCAAGTGCATCATGCCATCCTTGTTGATATTTCTCATCATCAGTCAGACCCTCAGTCATTCCAGCAATCTTACCTTCATTGTACCAAGAATTTTTGCATCTTTCTACAATTTCACCGACTGATTTTTGTTTTTCAAGCCAAGCAATGATTTTTTCTCCTTTAATCCCATCAATGTCTATTGTTGACTTGTGGAATTTTATAAGTTCTTTCCTTATTTTCTCATCCTCGCTCTCTTTGAGTTCGGGGAAAACTTCTTCTAAAAATACTCTTGTAACTCCAGATATTTTAGTGCCATCTGACAATGGTTGAAGTCCCTCTCTAATCTTTTCAAGAGCCTCTTTATATGCTTTCTCGTAATTTTTCATTTTATTCCTTACCCTCCTTTCCTTGCATTAATACCAAGTTCAAAGAAATGCTCGGCTACCTTTATTATATCATAGGTTCTAAGAGGTAGTCCACTTTTCTTACTTTGCAAAACAGTATCTTCGTAAATATTAAAATGGTTTGTTAGGTATGTTCTTATATCTTTGTCCAAGTCTACCTCTTTCACTTCAAGGGTGTCGAGTACTCTTAGCAAGTCATATTTGAAGTCTTCTACACTTTCATTAATATCTGATGGTAAAAATTTGTAGCCTTCGTCATAGACTTTCTTAACCTCTTTTATTACTTTCTCTTTATCTATCAGTTCCATATCTATTATCCTTTCATATAATTCACAAATTGTTCAAAATATAAACGTGATTTATCTTGTTGATTTACAGATAATATATTATCCTCAATCCAATCCCACGCTTTCTCAATAAAGGCATCAGTGCGAGTGTACTCGATATTATTGTCACCCCAAGGAAATTCAAGCCATTCTTCTTCATAGTCTATGCCTGCTAAGTCACTTGGGCAAATGTAAATCTTTTCTGGTGCTTCCATAATTATTTATTTTTAATCTTGTTAATCTCTTCCTGCCGCATGATCCGCTTGTCGATCAGCCCCAGCACCCTGAGCTGGTTGGGCGTTCCGTCACCCAGCCTCAGCTCCTCCAGCCTGTCGGCTATCAGCTTGCGGATGATCACGACCTCTACTTTTCTCAACGTCAGCTTCATTTTCGTAAGCTCTCTCCCATGAACACGATAGGCTTCGTGATCACCCTCAGCCTGTCGATTGTTCGCTCACCGTACTTCTGCCTTAGCTCATCCACCGACATGTTTGTAGTCAGTAACAGCATCTTCCCCTCACGCTCGGCCGCGTCGGCCAGCTCCGCAAGCACCATCCGTCGGTTGCCGTACAGCATCGACTCACCCTCGGTGCCGATGTCATCCACGCAGATAAGGTGCTTTGACATCACCGCGTCAGGCTTCATGTTCATCTGCATCGCCGTATAGGTTGACACCATCTTACGGCAGCATGTGTTTATGAGCAACGGCAGCACCTTCGTAGCAAGCAGTGATTTTCCGCGTCCGCAGTTGCCCATAAGCAGCAGCCCCTTGCCTTCGTTGTCAGTAAGCCATGACGCCACCTCATCGTATTCCTTCACCCATGTCGCGCCCTCTCCGACAAATGACTTTATGCCGTCGAATATCAGCTGACGTGCGTCAGGTATGCGGATGTACACTTTGTCAGGCTCGACTATCGCGCCAGCCTCCCTCAAATATGCTTTTGCCCTCTCAAAATCTATCTTTACCATAATTTCTGATTTT